CTTGTTTAGCTAATGACCCATCTACACGGAGAGACCTGCCAGTCATCCCACATCAACGCGCACCAACGCGTCCACCGTATCGCCCCGCATAACCGGGGGTACGAATTTGTGATTATTTCTCTTGTTCTGCACTCTGCCCTTCTTGTCGACAGTACACCACCCAGCGCAATAGTCCATTACACTCTGAGCAGCGTGCTGATACGTTTCGACAAGGGAATCGATGCTGATGCCGTACACTTCAGAAAGAAAATCATCAAACTCGGCAATAGGGTGAACGGGAGTTGAGTGTATCACCGCGCCAATTTTTGTTTTATCCCCCATCTCGGCTAATTTTGTTGACCTAACGTCGAGATAAGGAGTCGGAGAAAGTGCTTCAGACGTACTGAGTAGCAGGTCGCGGACGATGGGAACGTGTCTGTGTTCATAGGCGGAACATAAATATTTTCCAGCCATGTAATCACGATCGTTGATCTGCGCGTTCCTATTTGGGCGCAGATTCAACTTAGACAAGACACGCCCAAATTGCGGAACGGGGCGAACACCTATGGGGGTACGTACATACCTTTTTCTATAAAACGTGGCGTGATGCCTGCCGCTTTGAGGAACCACCTCCGCCTTCATTCCAGAGACGGAGACAACAGACTCAATGCTGGACTTAACGGCCTCGGCATCACCAACCACATACCCCAAGTAATCGTCCCCACCGTGGATGTTCGTGCTCTCAACAATGCCGGCGCGATCCATCGCTGCCTGCATGAGAGCCATGCTCACATAAGAATTGCCGGTAGTGGTGGTCGTTTCTCCAGACCACCGCTGCCCTTCGATAGTGCCTGCCACGCCATAACGTGTCCAGACGCGTATTTTCGTTGTCTTTGCGAACTCACGAACAAACCAATCGGGTGCTCCAAGTTTCCGATAGAACATCGCTTCGTACTTGCGAAATTCCTTGGATTGACTTCCATCGTTATTTTTCATGTCACTCTCGATCGCCACCCCTGGCGAAGACTCCATGATATCCCCTAGCGTTTCACCGCTAGAGCCACATGCGTAAATGGCCC